ACGAGTATCGTGTGGCGTGTCGATTGCTGGCCGATGAGGTTCTGCGCTTGCGCCCTTCTTGGAGTGAAGGGTTTGAATTGGGTCGCAAAGATGCCATGGCGAACTACCATCAAACTCTGGAAATGTTTTTCAATGGAGAAGAGGATGCGCTGGATATTCTCGACACTTATCTCCGTTTGCACGAAGGAAAGATTGGAGCACATTGGCTATGGAGCGCCATCGAGCGGATTGTGATGGGCGAAAAGGAAGTGGACGTGTTAGAGGATTATGGCTATCTCCGAGAAGGAGATAAAACAAAATGACCGACCTCGGCGACAAAGCCAAAGAGCGTTTTCTGCGCGAGACGAAGCCGCCCGAAGTCGAGGGCGTCAAGATTGACTGGTCGCCGTTGCCGCACCCGTCGATTCGGGACTTGCGCGGAATGCGGTTTGGCAAGTTGCTGGTTAAGGCCTACTCGCACACCCGTGAGCAAGCCAATGGGATTCCTTGCGTGTACTGGCTGTGCCAATGCGATTGCGGCAATGACCGTCCCGTGGCGCGAGACCAGTTGTTAAGAAAAGGCACGTCCAGTTGTGGCTGTCTATCGGTCATGGGCAACAAGGGCGTTCTCAATGCCTCCAAGACCCACCAGAAGCGGTCCCACATGACCAAGCGGATGCGGTATGGGCTGCCGCCGGTCGCGCCAACGGAAGTGATTGGCGACCCCGTTTGCGTATTTGCCTACGACAGTTTGATGGCGTATGCGTGTTTTCGTTGGGCGGGTTATGAGCCGGCAGCCCACCACCAGTTGATTGCGAAGTATTTGGAAAAGGTCGAGAAGGGAAAGATTAAGCGGTTGATGATTTTCATGCCGCCTCGAAGCGGTAAGTCCATGATTGTTAGTGAATTTTTCCCTGCGTGGTATTTAGGACGCAACCCGGATAAACGGATTATCGCCGCGTCTTACGGTCAAGAACTGGCGTCGGATTTTGGCCGGAAGGTCAGAAACCAGATTGCCGACCCGGTGTATTCCGAGATTTTTCCTGGGGTGGCGCTGGCCGAAGATTCGGCGGCGGTCGATAAATTCAATCTGGCCCCGCCCCATCAAGGCGGATATTTCGCGGTCGGCGTAGGCTCTGCCATTACGGGCCGTGGTGGTTCACTGATTATCGACGATCCCACGAAGGGCCGGGAAGAAGCGGACAGTGAAACCAATCGGCGAAAAATGAAAGACTGGTTTTCCTCCGTAGCGTACACCCGGCTCCCGCCGAACGGATTTATTATTATCTGCCTGACCCGCTGGCATTTGGATGACCTGGCGGGCTGGTTATTGAAAGAACACAAACATGAAAAATGGACGGTTCTCAATCTACCGGCGATTAACGACAAAGGCGAAGCCTTATGGCCGGAGCGGTTTCCGCTAGAGACCTTGCACCAAATCAAAAAGACCTTAACGGCCCGCGACTGGGAAGCGTTGTATCAGCAAAAGCCCTTCATTGAAGAAGGTGGGATTTTCAAACGCCAGTGGTGGAAAATCTGGTCGGACACCAAGCCGCTCCCGGAATGTGAATTCATTATCCAGTCTTACGATACCGCTTATTCTGACAAAGACCTGAAATCCAATTCATACAGCGCCCGAACCACCTGGGGCGTGTTCAAGCGGGCGGATGATGAATGTCATAATCTGATTTTGCTGGAAGCGTGGAAAGGCCATGTCGAGTATCCCGATTTAAGAAAGGAAGCGATGCGGGCCTACGCGGATTATGAACCCGATAAAGTGATTATTGAAAAGAAAGCCAGCGGTCAGAGCTTGGTTCAAGATTTACGGCGGGCCGGATTGCCGATTGCAACTTATACGCCCACCAAAGATAAAGTCACCCGCGCCTATATTGCTCAATCGCTGTTTGAAAACGGGCGGGTTTATTATCCTTCTCGTCAATGGGCGGAAGACGTGATTACCGACTTGTGCCAGTTCCCCCAAGGCGCGCACGATGACTTGGTGGACACGGTATCCATGGCGTTTATCTGGCTCCAATCCTCTTTCCTGGTTTCCCATGCCGATGACGCCAAGCGCCGCCAGCGGGAGGATGAAGAAGACGAGGACTTGCCGAGCAATGTCACCCGCTTCAAGCCGAAAAAGAAACGGGCCGCGTATGGGTGAGCCATGAAAAAGTATCTTCGTTACCCCGGCATTGAGTTCGGCAACGGCGTTCGCTGGAGTTCCTATCCCATGAACGTCTACCGAACCTGTCGAAAAAACGGAATATTCCATGTCAATTCCGGGAAAAGGGTTCCGTATCTTTATACCCACCAGGGGATTTGGTTTCCGAAGTTTTTAAAAAAGAAAGGCAATGAGTAAAAACGAATCGTTAGTCGCGTATGCCTCACGTCAAATGGGAAGTAATGGTTATCCTTCTCATTTAAAAAAAGTCGCTGCTTGTTTGGAAAACATTGAAAAAGGGAAAATTAAACGGCTAATTGTGCAAATGCCCCCTCGAAGCGGGAAGACCTGTTTAGGGTCAGAAGCGTTCCCGGAATGGTATTTAGAACGCAACCCCGAAAAAACAGTTTGCTCTGTTTTTTATAATCCCCATTTGGCTTCTCATATCAGCAAACAAGTGGCTCGACAAGCTGGAAGTCACTACAAGGTTATCGGTGTTGGCGATGATGTTTTTGAAGCAAAGATTGATTTAATTATTATTGATGACCCTACTGCAAACCGGGATGATAGTCATTCCAAGGGTTATCAGCGTGAAATGCGTCATTGGTATACAGGAGCTTTGCGGACTCGTCTAGCCGATGATGGGGCGATTGTCGTTTTCCAAACCTCTTGGAGCAACAATGATTTGTCGAATTGGTTACTAAAGGAATATGAAAATGAAAACTGGACGCTTTTTAAAATTCCAGCCATCGACGAACAGAACCACTCCTATTGGCCGGAGCGGTTTCCTGAGAAAGCATTATCAGTAATAAAAAGCATGATTAGCCCTTATGATTGGGAATCCCTTTACCAACACCACTTTTTAGATTAACTGAATCGCCGGTTTAGCTTAGTGGCAAAGCGGATGGCTTGTATCCATCTGACGCGGGTTCGATTCCTGCATCCGGCTCCACTTAATGATCGCCGTGAGGGCGAACCGAGAGACCTGCCATGCCGATTTTCCCTGCGGAATACCCGAATCTTGCCGCTTTGTCCATGCCTCCCGAATTGGGGATGCCCGAAGAAGAAGGCGAACTAGAGTACGCCACCGAAGCGCACGAACCCGCCTTGTCGATGGTGCCCGTTGCGGCCCCGTCTGACCCGGAACTCGCCAATCTGTTTGCCCTGATGGAAGCCGGGGGCGATGAGGATATTCTCACCGATGAGGAAACGGCGCAGTTGGGCGAACTGTTGCCGCCCGATCCCAGTACCGAGTTTGACGGGAACCTGGCCGATGCGCTGGAGGACAGCGAACTGGACGCCATTGCCAAGCAAGTCATTGAACGCTTCGACTGGGATGAAGAATCCCGTGTGGACTGGTACGAACGGGAAGCCGAGGGGATTCGCTTACTTGGCGTATCGGCCAATGTGGAGGGCGGCGCGGACTTTGACGGCGCGGCGGAGGTGGTCCATCCGATGCTGATGGAGTCGGTGTTGCAGTTCCAGGCGCGGGCGCTGAGTGAACTGTGGCCGCCGAACGGCCCGGCTAAGACCATCGTGTTAGGCACCATCACCCCGGAGCGGGAAGAACAAGCCAAGCGCGTGCAGGATTACATCAACTACGCTTACACCTTCCGCATGAAGGATGCGTTCAACGTCACTGACAAGCTGTTGTTTCGCTTGCCGCTGTCCGGTTCGGTGTTCACCAAGCTGTATTACTGCCCGTTGCGGCAACAGGTCGTGCGCAAGCTGATCAAGCCGGGGGATTTTGTCGTTCCCTACCACTGCGACGATTTGGATGAAGCGGCCCGCTACACCCATGTCTTGCGGCTGACCCACCATGAAGTCAAGAAGCTGATGGCGACCGGGTTCTATCGCAAGATTGAACTCAATGATCCGGTCGATGAAGACACGCTGACCGACACCACCTTGCGCGATGAGATTGACGCGGCGGACAGCCGGGACAGCAGCAGCTATGTCGATGACGAAGACCAGCGCCATGTTATTCTGGAACAGTCCTGCTACCTGAATTTGCCGGGGTTTGACGACCCGGACGGGCTGGACAGTCCTTACATTGTGCATGTCGAGAAAGAACAGCAGAAGGTATTGGCGATCTACCGCAACTGGAAAGACGGCGACCCGTTGCGCAATCCGCGTCGGTACATCACCCACTTCCAATTTCTGCCCGGTTTGGGCTTCTACGGCTATGGCCTCTATCACATCATGGCTGGACTGGCGCGTTCCTCCACGGGCGCGTTAAGGGCCTTGCTGGACGCGGCGCAGTTTGCCAACTTGCCGGGCGGTTTTCGTTCCCGCGATGCGCGGATTAAAGGCAAGGATACCGTGGTGTCGCCGGGCGAATGGAAAGAGGTCGAAGCGACCAGCGAAGAACTGTCCAAGACGTTCTTCCCGTTGCCGTACAAAGAGCCGTCGCCGGTGTTGTTCAACCTGTTGGGGCTGATGGATGAACTGGGCCGGCGACTGGGGGGCGCAACCGAAGTGTTGGTGGGGGACGCCAACACCAATGGGCCGGTCGGAACCACCTTAGCGTTGATTGAACAAGGCCTCAAAGTCATGTCCGGCATCCACATGCGGTTGCATCGCGCCCAGGCGCAGGAGCTTCAACTGTTTGCCGAACTGACGCATGAGTATCTGCCCCCGGAAGGCTATGCCTACGCCATTCCCGGCCAGGATCAGTGGGTGATGAGTGAAGACTTTGACCCGCAGACCGTGGACGTGGTGCCGGTGTCTGACCCGAACATTGTCAGCAGCACGCAACGCATTTCCCTGGCGCAAGCGGTCATGGATTTAAGCAACCAAGCGCCGCAGTTGTATGACCAGCGCGAAGTGCATTTAAACATGTTGCAGGCCATGCGAACGCAGAACCCGGAGCGGTTCTTGCCCCCGGAACAGGAGCCGCCGCGAGCCGACCCGGTGACAGAAAACGCGAACCTGCTGACCGGGAAACCCGTGATGGTGTTTGAGGACCAGGATCACAGCGCCCATAACACGGTTCACGCGACCCTGATGCAGCGGATTCCCATGCTGGACAGTGTAGGGGCCAAAGGCAGCACCAAGCGGACGGAACTGGAGCAGGGGATTCTGGCGCACATGGCCGAACACTTGGCGGC